CACCCCTATATATTTTTGAAAAAAGAGCTTGCGAACGTTCCTATGTGTGTTTAAACTCGCCGCATTGGTTTAAACGCGAAGAATGATGATTGATTACGCACAACCCACGATGATGGCTGAGAAGGCTTTGAAAGAGCTTCATCAGGCGATGCTTGACCGCAGGTTTGAGGATGCTCGTCAGGCGGCTTTGAGATGCATGGTTGAGTGCAAGATTGCCTACCACAGCATTCGGGTGATGGAAGAAGAGTATGCAAGCAAAACATCAACTCGTGCTTGATTTTATTAGGGCGTACATTAAGTTGTACGGGATGTCGCCGTCGTATCAGACGATTGCTTCTGGTGTTGGATTGAAGTCGAAGGCGAATATTCACCGGATCATCCATAAGTTGCAGGATGAGGGTTTGTTGACTATCCGGCCTTACAAGTTCAATTCGATCAAGTTGATTGACAGGAGTGCTCGTGAGGTGTCGGCTCTATGACCCTGTTGACCCGGCAGGAGATTGATGATTACGAGGCGATGATTCCTTTGGTGGGATTGGAGCAGCGCCGGAAGATTCAGCGGCTTTTGGAGTTGGACAAGGCTGAAAGGTGCCGGGAGTCTTTCATCTTCTTCGTGTCGCAGATGTGGCCCGTGTTTATTTCGGGGAAGCATCATCAGATCATGGCTGATGCCTTTGAGAGGGTGGCCAGGGGTGAGTTGAAGAGGTTGATCATCAACATGCCGCCCCGGCATACCAAGTCGGAATTTGCGTCTTACCTGCTTCCGGCGTGGTTCTTGGGGATGTACCCTGAGAAGAAGATTATCCAGACTGCTCACACCGCAGAACTGGCTGTTGGTTTTGGCCGGAAGGTGAGGAATCTGGTCTCTTCCAATGAGTACCAGAAAGTTTTTCAGACAGAACTTTCTACAGATTCAAAGGCTGCGGGGCGGTGGAATACGAGTTTGGGGGGTGACTACTTCGCTATCGGCGTTGGCGGTGCTGTCACGGGCAAGGGTGCTGATCTTTTGATCATTGACGACCCCCATTCTGAGCAGGAAGCCAAGCAAAACAACCCTGCTGTCTATCACGGGGTCTATGAATGGTACACATCCGGCCCCCGGCAGCGTCTTCAGCCCGGTGGATCGATCATTATTGTGATGACCCGGTGGGCAAAGCTTGATCTGACCGGCCAAATCCTCAAAAACAGCGAAAAAGATGGCACCGATGAGTGGGAAGTCATCGAATTTCCTGCAATTTTGCCCTCTGGAACCCCTCTTTGGCCCGGTTTTTGGCGAAAAGAAGAGCTTGAGGCCATCAAAGCTGAGATTCCAGTCTCCAAATGGAACGCCCAGTACCAACAAAACCCCACCTCTGAGGAAGGGGCCATCGTTAAACGCGAGCAATGGCGCGTTTGGGAGAGCGAAGCCCCGCCCCCGTGTGAGTACATCATCCAATCATGGGATACAGCCTTTGAAAAACACAACCGCGCAGACTACTCTGCGTGTACTACCTGGGGTGTGTTTAAACATCCCGATGAAAAGGGCAACTACAAGACCAACATCATCCTTTTGGATGCGTTTAAGGACCGGATGGAGTTCCCTGAACTCAAGGCTAAGGCCATTGAGATGTACAAGGAATGGAATCCAGACACCCTGATCATTGAAAAGAGAGCCGCCGGGGCCCCTTTGATCTATGAGTTGAGACAGACCGGAATCCCTCTTTCTGAGTACACACCAAGCAAGGGACAGGATAAGATTGCGCGTGTAAACGCGATTTCAGACCTGTTTGCCTCTGGAGTGGTGTGGTGTCCAGACACCCGTTGGGCCGATGAACTCATGGAAGACATGGCGGCATTCCCAAATGGGGACCATGATGACTTGGTTGACTCGACATCACAGGCGCTCCTGAGGTTCAGGCAGGGCGGCTTCATCCCAATCGACTCGGATGAGCCTGAAGAGACGATTTATTTCCGTGGTCGGCGAGACCGCTTCTACACCGTTTAAGGCATGCGATGGATTACGACACGATCTTGAAGGCCGTTGGAGAAGAACCAGAGTATTTGTTCCGCACTTCGCGGGGGTCCGCCTATGGCCACTACCCTGACAACAGCACAGTGCGCAACAGGTCGGGCGAAGGCCACAAAGACAAAACCACCGGGCTGCAACCACGCTCCGGCAAAACCGTTTACATGAGCCCCCAGGATGTAAACAGGATGGCTGGGATGTTTCAAAACGCGGAACTTGCAACGCAGTTTAAACCGTCATCTTTCAACAAAGAGACAAAGAGCGGCACTGCGGCACTGACCTACACAGAAGACTATGGCCCTCGAAAGGCAGGCTCTGTCATCCATCAGGCGCAGTTCACCACAGTTCCCCAGAAGGGGCTGATCCCGGTTGAGATTAACCGAAGCGAAAGCCCCATGGGTGATTCTGGCCGAGGCATACATTGGGGAACACCAATCACAGAAGTGGTGCCCAGAGGCGGCATGGGAAGGGGTGCTGTTGGAACTCCGGCCCAGATGGGCGGCGGCGCTGGAAGCACCATACGCGCTTTGAACTTACAGAAATTAATGGCTGTTGGCGGCGCAGTACAGATGCCCGACTCTTACAGCCACGGTAGCTGGAAACTTATTTAAGGACTCATCATGGCAATGGAAAAAGGTTTGTACGCAGCGCCCCTTGGTCTGGAAGAAGGAATTGCGCCCCCGATTGAAATTGAAATCGAAGACCCCGAATCGGTTTCAATTGGCATTGGTGATCTTGAGATTGAAATTGAACCAGCCCCCGAAGGCCCGGATGATTTCAACGCCAACCTTGCCGATTACATGGACGAGTCAGAACTTGACTCTCTCGGCTCTGAACTCGTCGCAGATTTTGAAAAAGACATGCGCGACCGCAAGGAGTGGGTGCAAACATACATCGAGGGCTTGAAGCTTCTTGGCCTGAAGTATGAGGAGAGGACTGAGCCCTGGAATGGAGCCTGCGGTGTATTCCACCCCATGCTCACCGAGAGCGTGGTTCGGTTCCAGGCAGAAGGCATAACCGAGACGTTCCCCGCTGCTGGCCCCGTCAAGACGGTAATCATCGGCAAAGAAACCCCTGAGAAGAAAGATTCTGCCCAGCGGGTTCAGGCCGACATGAACTATCAGTTGACTGAAGTCATGACTGAGTACCGCCCCGAGCATGAAAAGATGCTCTGGAACCTGCCAATCACCGGCTCGGCATTCAAGAAGGTTTACTTCGACCCCAGCCTGGGCCGCCAAGTCGCCGTATTCATCCCCGCAGAAGACATTGTCGTGCCTTATGGCGCGTCAAGTATTGAGCGGGCAGAGCGCGTCACCCATGTCATGCGCAAGACCAAGAACGACCTGATCAAGCTTCAGGACGCAGGCTTCTACCGCGATTGTGATCTGGGCGACCCAACCGGCGAACTCGATGACATTGAGAAGCAAAAAGCCGAAGAGCAAGGCATGTCGGCCATTCAGGATGAGCGGTTCCGCCTCTTGGAGGTTAATGTTGACCTTGACCTCAAAGGTTTTGAAGACACCAACAAGAGCGGTGAGAAGACTGGAATCGCTCTTCCCTACGTTGTTACAGTCGAAAAAGGCACCGGCAAAGTCCTGGCCGTCCGGCGTAACTGGTATGAGGGCGACAAGCTGCATCTCAAGCGCCAGCATTTTGTCCACTACCAGTACATCCCCGGCTTTGGTTTCTATGGCTACGGCCTGATCCACCTGATTGGTGGATACGCCAAGTCCGCCACCATGCTGATTCGTCAGTTGGTGGACGCAGGAACCCTGTCCAATCTTCCCGGTGGACTTAAGTCGCGGGGCCTTCGGATCAAAGGCGACGACACCCCAATCGCCCCGGGTGAGTTCAGAGACGTAGACGTACCCTCCGGCTCTATCCGTGACAACATTCTTCCGCTCCCGTACAAAGAGCCAAGCCAGACCCTGTACACCCTGTTCCAGCAGATTGTTCAGGAAGGCCGCGCTTTCGCTTCAAGCGGAGACATGAATGTGAGCGATATGTCGGCCAACGCCCCCGTTGGTACGACCCTGGCCCTGCTTGAGCGTCAACTCAAGGTCATGGGCGCGGTCCAGTCGCGCATGCATTTCAGCATGAAGCAGGAGTTCAAACTCCTCAAGAACATCATCGCTGACTATGCGCCGGAGGAGTACTCGTACCAGCCCGAAGAGGGCAGTGCCATGGCCCGTAAATCGGACTATGACAACGTCGATGTGATCCCGGTCAGCGACCCCAACGCCTCCACCATGGCGCAGAAAGTTGTTCAATACCAAGCA